CCTTGAGTACGTGACAAAAAAGGGGGTAAAGCCCTCTTTTTCGTACCAGGACGTGTGGAACCAGGAGCACTCCACAGCCTTTGCCGTAGCCAAGGCAACAGAGCTCGATGTGATTGAGTCCATGCAGCAGGCAGTGGCTGAGGCACTCAGGGAGGGCCTGCCCTTTACCGAGTTTCAAAAACGGATCACCCCCATCCTGGCTGACAAAGGGTGGTGGGGGCGTAAGACCCAAGTGGACCCCCTGACGGGGGAGGAAAAGGACGTGCTGCTGGGAAGTCCTGCACGTCTGAAAATCATTTATGACACCAATGTCAGGACAGCCAGGGCAGCCGGGCAATGGCAGCGGATAGAGGCTGCAAAAAAGGCCCTGCCCTATCTTCGATATAGGCATGGCAATCCAGAGAGGCCAAGGCCTGACCACGTTGCCTGGGATGGGAGGGTCCTGCCCGTTGACCACCCCTGGTGGAATTACGCCTACCCTCCAAATGGGTACCGTTGCACATGCTGGGTGGAGCAGGTCTCCAGTTTCCAGGCCAAAAAGCTGGGGGTTACCCCTGATGATGATGTGGACACAGAGCCCATCGTTGTCAAAAACCCCAGGACTGGAGTCACCACCACCACGATAAAAGGGGTGCAACCTACCTTTGCCTACAATGCTGGCAAAAACAGGAATGCAGGCCTAGTCCAGGCTGGAGTGATAAAGCGTCCTGTCCGGGGTAAAGCCCCAGGTCAGGCCCCACCAGCCACCCCACCCAAGGCCAAAAAACAGGCCCAGCCAACTCCTCCCCCAGACCCAAGGCAGCCCCAGCCCTGGAGCTCGGATGTTATCGGGGATGTGGCCAAGTCCCTGCAGGCTGGGGACTTCTCGCAAACAAGGTCCCTGATAGCCCAGCAGATAGCCCAGCAGATGCCCACTCTGGTGAGGGCTGTGCAGGCCAGTAGTGAGGCTGTGGTAGATGCCAAGGCCACTGGCCCCTACAACGATGCTGTGCACCAGGGCACGGGCAGGATCGCACTGAGTCCAAAAACCGGACAGGTCCTGCAGGGGCCTAGGCCTACCATCTCGAGTGACCTGGAGCTGCTACGGGGCCAGCTCTCTGACTACATTGGCAGAACGCTCACCCCAGCCGAACACGAACAACGCTCAAAACTTGTGGACAGGATCGGAGAGCTGGAGGCCCAGCTGGGTATTGAGCAAGCCTGGTACAGAGCCGTACAGGTTTTTGTCCATGAGGAGCTGCACGGGCATAGCCCCCTACGGGCTAACGTGCCCCTGTACGTGGCTGAGGGAGCGGTTATCGAGGAGGTAACCACAGAGGTCCTGGCCAGAGAGCTGGTGCCTCAGGCTAACTCCAGGGCTTACCAGGGGGAGATTGAGGATGTTGTCAGCGCGATATCCAAGTCCCTGACTGAGCCTATGTCCAGGGGTGACATATATACAGCCCTGGTACGTGCTAGTGTCGCATTCAAGTCCTGGAGTTCCACCTCCAGCATGGCCAAAACGTTTATCGAGGGTCTCAGGGTGGAGCTCCCCAATGCTGACCCAGCAGTCCTGTCCTTGGCTATCAGTGAGCTACGCCTAAAAAAGCCTGCCTCCCCATGACACCAGCAGACCAGATCTTGACTGACATGCTGCCTCTGCACACCTGGGCTCAGAGGGTGGCCTGTGCCCAGAGGATTATTGCTGAGACTGGGGACCTACCAGAGGCCATCTGGTACCAGCTCTGGTTTGGGCAAGTTACTGTCCCATCTGACATTGCAGCTGAGGCCTTGATTCTTTTACGGCCCAAGGGTGCAAAGCCGTATGTGGGTGGCTGGCGATAAATGTCTGGTGGTGTTTTTATTTTTGTGACACTCTCCAGCATCTCATGGATTTTGTAGCCCTCTGTGCTGCGATGCCTATTGCGTTTGGAGGAGAGCCTCCCAAACGTATCGTGGTGTTGCCCTCGGGGCCTGAGATACGTGGCAGGGATGGCAGGGCCTGGGACGTCAAGGACCGTGCAGCTATCCTGGCCCAGCTGGCCCAGAGGCCCATCCTCCTGGATGAAAATCACGCCTCTGTGCATGCAGCTCCGAACGGGCAGCCTAGCCCAGCAGCTGGTTGGCTCTCTGATTTTTCGTTTACGGACCAAGGCCTGGAGGCTGCTGTTGAGTGGACTCCCTACGGCTTAGACCTTTTTTCAAAAAAGGCTTACAGGTATGTGTCCCCTGCCTTGTTTCACACTGCACAAAGTGCTAGTGGCGTTCTGGGGGCTGTGCGTGGCCTGCACTCTGTAGGCCTGACCAATAGCCCTAACCTAGATTTGCCAGCCCTCAATTCTCAGGATCACACACACATGAAACTGACAGCCGAGCAACTCCAGGCACTGGGGCTGGCAGCAGATGCCACAGACGAGCAAATCGCAGCCAAGATCGTGGCTGTGGTGCAGGCTAAGGCCACTACGCCTGAGCTGGGCAGTGTGCTCTCCAAAATCCAGGACACTCTGGCTGGCCTGGTGGCTGCCAAGGGCAGCACGGGCAGCCCAGTTGCAACCGTGGCAGGGAATGCAGCCGCTCCCACTGAGGCCCACACCATTGCCGTCAATGCTGTTGTGGAGGCAGGCATTGCAGCCGGCAAGATTGCTCCAGGCTCAAAGGATGCCTTTGTCAAGCAAGGGGGCACCAGCCTGGAAAGCCTCAAGCTGCTCCAGGAACTCATTGCATCTTTGCCCGTGCTGGTGGCCACGAATGCTGGGCCCGTGGGTGGTGGCAATGGGGGTGGCGGCAACGGGGGCAGCAAGCTGACTCCCCAGCAGAGAGCTATCTGCAAAGATCTCCAGGTGTCTGAGGAGGAATTCCTCAAGAGCCGTAGTGAGCTGACCTCCTGACCTGACCTGAGTCACACCCTCTAAGACTTCCGACCATAAAGGACTCTGAGTCATGGCAGGCATTTTATCAGCTAACCGAGACGCTAAAATCCACTCTGGGGTGGAGCGTGAGAAGGTTGTCAAGTCCGCTGTCACCCTGTGGAAGGGTGCTCTAGTGGCACTCAATCCAGCCACGGGGCTGGTGGAGCCTGCAGGACCCCTGGCCACAGGCGTGATCCTGGGCATTGCTGAGAAAAAGGTCATTGGAGATGGGGTGCTTACTGTGCCCATCCGGTCTGGCTTTGTCGAGCTCACGTTCGCTGGTGCAGCAGATGCTTTGACGATCAATGACATTGGCAAAAAGGTCTATGCCATCAACGATCAAACCGTTGGCAAGACAGACGGCACGGGCACACGTGCTGCAGCCGGGATCCTTTTTGACATTGCTGACACTGGCCTGGCTGTGGTTGCCGTAGGCCTTTCCACGTCCGTTTGATCTCCAAACCCCTAACTGGGAAACGCTAAAAACCAAATATGGATATCAATCGGCAAAACCTGGACACTTTCTTTCGTGGCATCAGCGCGGTTTTTCGTGGGGCCATGCTCACGAATGTCCCTGACCAGTACCTGCAATTCGCCACGATCGTGCCCAGTTCCTCAGCCCGTAATGATTACACGTGGCTAGGTGAAGCTGAGGAATTGCGGGAGTGGATTGGTGGTCGAGTCCTGACTCAACTCGCATCCCACGATTACAACGTCAAGAATCGGAAGTTTGAGCGCACGCTACGTGCCCAGGCTGATGATTTGCGGGATGATGTGATCGGTATCTACTCAGCACGCACCCAGATGCTGGCTGATGCAGCAAAGCTGTGGCCCAATAAGCTCTGCTTTGAGGCCCTGGTGTCGAATGGTCTTTGCTTTGATAAGCAAAACTTTTTCGATACGGATCACCCCGTAGGCAAAGACGCCGCTATCACCGTTGTCAGCAATGACAATCCGAACGGTGGCAACGTTGGTGCCTACTTCTATCTCCTGGACACCACAAAGCCCCTAAAGCCTGTGATTTTCCAGAGGCGTGAGGATGTCAGCTTTGACAGTCTGACTGACACCAGCTCAGACCACGTATTCAAGTTTGATGAATTCCTGTATGGGGCCAGAGCACGTGGTAACTATGGGTATGGCTTCTGGCAACAGGCCATGCGCTCAAAGACTGGCACCACAGTGGCTGAGCTGCGTACCGAGCTGACTGACCTTCGGCTGCGCATGCGCAGCATGAAAAACGATGAGGGCAGAGAGCTGGGGATTGACCCAGACCTCATCATCTGTGGTCGTAGTAAGCATGATGTCCTGACACAGGCTGTTGACAGCCAGTTTGTGGATACGGCCTACACGCCTAACCCGGTTTACAAGGCCTTTCGCATCATCTGCGCCCCCTGGCTGCCCTGACCTATGGCTAGGCAGTGGAAAGGCTTTACTAGGGAGGCCTTTATCGCCCAGGCTGCCCGTCTTGCTCGGGGTGAGCTGACTCAACTGATGCGTACTGAGGGTGTTACCATCCCCAGAATGCGTGGGCTCCCAGACGAAATTGCAGGGGCCTGCTTTGATGTGTTGATTGCCAGTAGCACTAGCCCTGAGCCCACTCCAGGACCCTCCCACGCACCAACTGCAGACCAGGCCCCTGCAGTTGCGTACCGCTGGGAGATACGGGCAACACAGGCCCAGCGTTATCGGTGTGGTCAGCTATTCACCCCCCAGGCCCAGCTCTTTGAGACTGCCTTTTTCAATGGGGAGGAGCTCAAAAAGCTGCATGCTGACCCCCAGCTTGAGGTCAAAGACCTGTGGCAGGGTGGCTATAGCAAGAAAGCTGGAGCCTAGCCCATGGCCTACGCTACCGTCCTGACAGCAATCAGCCTCTATGGGGAGGATGCTGTCATTGTCGGAACGGACAGGGACAAGGACGGGGCCAGGGACACTGGGGTTTTTGAGCTCTTTTTGGACGCTGCCACGAATGAGATCGATGGTTACCTGGCTGGTAGGGTGCCCCTGCCACTGATCCCAGTGCCAAAGAACATAGCGATTTACTGTGTCGATATCGCTATGTATCGCAGCCGTCCCACAGCAGACGTGCTGACTGAGGAGATTACAAAGCGATACGATGCAGCCGTCCGATACCTGGAGATGGTGGCCACGAACAAAATCCGGCTGGTGGCCCCAGACCCTACGGACCCAAACGTAGTGGGTGCTACGGTCAACAGTGCTGTCCAGGCCGACACGCTGACAGAGCGTGAGACCCTGGAGGTAGCTGACTTTGGGGCTAGGCGGTTTACACGTGACACGCTGAGAGGCCTCTGAGCCATGACTACGGTCAAAGAGCCAGTGGGGCCCTCCATCCAGGTCTCAGTCCAGCAGCTTGACCGGATGAGGGAGAAGCTGGCCGCTTGGGGGGACAGGCTACGCAAGCCTAAGGGCCTTGCCAGCGGTATTGCTGCCCTGATGGAGACCCAGGTCAGACGCCGCATTCAGGACGAAAAAACCGATCCTGATGGCAGGGCCTGGAGAGGCTGGGCTCAGAGCACAGCCGAGCAACGCAAAGCAAACCACTCCCTCCTGCTGATGGAGGGCAGGCTCAGGGACTCTATTGTAGGTAAGGCCCTAAACGGTAATACCGTAGTGGTTGGCTCGTCTATGGTTTATGCGAACGTCCACCAGTACGGATGGCCAGAGCGCAACATCGATGCACGCCCATACCTTGGCCTCTCCCAAGACAATGAGGATGAGATCCTGGAGATGGTGCTGGACTGGTGTGACCCAGCTCGGGGTGCCTAACCGTGACAGCTCTCCTCCAGCTCAGGGACGGTATTGCTGAGGGTCTCTCTAAGGATCCTGGCCTATTGGCCTTGACTGCCACCACCTATGTCCATGGTGGCGACTTCAAACTGGACGATCTGAAACGGTATTTTGTCTCAGCTCCAGCCCTGGCCCTGGCCCTCCTGAATGTTGAGGTAGCTCGACAGGGCCCAGCCCAGGTGGCGGTCTGCTCATTTGGCCTGGTGTGCATCAACAAAGCCACTGCAGGGCAGGACCAACACAGCCGCTGTATTGAGCTGGTGGACGCTGCCATCCGAGCTCTCAAAGATCGCTGGTGGGTCGATACCCTGTCACTGACACCCCCATCGGAGATCTCAGCCCGTAACCTATTTGGTACACCCCTGGATAAAACAGGCGTAGCCATGTGGGCCCTGGGTTTCTCCCAGCAGGTTGACCTGGTGGCTGATGATTTGACGCTCGCTGACTGGAAACGCTGGTATGCCGTTTGGGATTTGCTGCCTGAGCTAGACCCTGACAGGCCACATGCCACGGATGCTGGTGGCGATTGGACAGGGGTCACACCCCTACCGCCCACCTGGGTGCCACCCACTGATGGTGGATAAATCAAATTCCATTTTCCTTGTTTCTCTGCTAGAGGGTGCTCATGGGGATCACATTTAACCAGATTCCACTGGTGGTTAACACACCAGGGATGTTTGCTGAGTTTGACTCCAGCCGTGCTGCCCGTGGTCTCCCACCACTGCCTCACGTGTCTCTGATTATTGGGCAGATGGTGAGCACAGGCTCAGCCCAGGTCAATACTCCAGTCCTTGTGGATACGGCTGAGAGCGCTCTGGCCCTATTTGGGGCTAAGTCAATTCTGGCCCAGGCTGTCAAGGCGTATAAGGCAGTTGACCCCCTGACTGAGCTCTGGGCCATCCCCCTGGCTGATGCTGGTGCCAGTGTGGCAGCCACAGGCTCGATTACGTGGGTGGGCACTGCCACTGAGGCGGGAGAGCAAGCCTTTTACTTTGGTGGTCGTAGAGTCACCG